AATTACACATTCTATTTATAGAGTTAAACCAAGTGGTAAAGTTTATGAAGGAGAATTTGAAATTGCCAAAGATGAAGAAGATTTAGTTAAATTCTTAATCGATGATGATAACCAAGATGAGTTAATCACTCTTGAAGGAAAATTAAAAACTAAAAAACTAGCTGCTGTTTAAGTGGCTAGTTTTTAAAAATATAAAATATGATACCAGTAGATAGTTTATTATATAAGATTGACCAACGTCTAAATAAGCTATCAACTAATGAGCATCAACAGATTCAGCTTGAAGATAAAATCTTAGCCCTTAATGAAGCTCAGATTAAGTTGATAAAGCAAAAAGTTGATAACATTAGTACTGTTAGTCAAATGGGACTTGATTCATTCAAGAAACGATATGAAGATTTACAAAGTCTAATTATTGCTTATAATGGTGGAACATTACCATTAACATTAAAAAACAAAGAACTAAATCAGTGGAAAGCTAATATACATGCTTTAGAACCTAAATATATGTTTTATATAGATTCATATGTTTTAGCTGATAAAGGGATTTGTAAAGATAGAAAGATTTGGATTAATAGAGATTTAGCTAAGCATGGTGATTTACAGTTTATTTTAAACAATACACATTATAAACCAAGCTTTGAATATCAAGAAACATTTAACTTTCTATCCTCTGATGAAATAAGCATATTTACAGATGGTACATTTACACCAAAAGAAATATGTATAAGTTATATGAGATATCCAGTTTACATTGATAAAACAGGATATGTTAAATTTGATGGAACAGATTCTACAGATGTAGACTGTGAATTAGAAACATATTTAGAAGATGAATTACTAGATTTGACAGTTCAAAATCTAGCAATGTTTACAGAAAATCAAAGTGCAGTACAAAATGCACAATATAGAATACAAACAAACGAATAATTTTTAACACTTAATAAATAAATAAAATGGCTGATTTTTCATTAAACACGCTTTTTGTAGTTCCTGTTGGCAGTACTATTGCTAGAACAGGTTCTACACAAAATTTAACAGCAGGTAAAGTAGGTTTCTTTAATGCTGATTACACTGTAATTGACCCAGGTGCAGTTACTGTCGCAGCTACAGGAAAGTATTTTTACGTAGCTCAAGGTAGAGAAAACACGTATTTACAAGGAACAAAACGTTCTGACAAAATTGGAGTACGCACATTAGATCTTACAGGAGCTGCTCAAACAGTTACTCCTTTAAATTCTAATGTAACTGAATTTTACAAAATTTCTGGATGTCCAACTCCTGTAACGCAAGTTACTGATGTTAATGGTTGGAATGTACATTGTGGTGATGTTGTAACAATGACATTACGTGCTCACTCTTCTTATTTGGATACATTGTATTTCAATGGATTTACACGTTCAGTAACTGTACAAGCTCCTTGTTGTGATTGTGGTGGTGATCCTTGTGATACAGTAGATGTACCTGCATTAATTGATGCTTTCATCTTGAAACTTACTCAACAAGCTCCTGGTATCAACCCTGATAACATTAGTTTGAACAATTTCTATCAATTCCAAAGAATTGGTAATGATGCAAATGCTATTCTTCGTATCTCAGGAAAACCATTAACTATCTATGGACAACCATGTGATGTTGCTGCTTTCCCTTTTGAATTTGACAGAATGTATTTTAGAACTTTTGTATACAGTGGTCCTGCAACTACAGCTGACTTTATTGTTGCTGACAATTGTAACATTGTAGCTAATGCAACAGTTACACAACGTGCTAATTATGCAAAAGGAACTAGTGCAGAAATTATTCAACTTGAGAAAAACTTCTATAGCTACCAAGCTGGTTACTTAAAACACCTATACAGAATGGTTGGGTACAATGGTAACTTTGAAAGCTGGGTTTCTGATGGTACTAACTACACTACTTATTACATTAAATTTAATGAGTATGATAGAGAAGCTTACCAATGGGGTGATTACATCGAGCAAAACTCTCAAGTAATTATTGCAGTACCATCAAATAGTGGAGCTGAAACATCTATTGATACTTTAATTACAGCATTATTAGGAACTCTTGTAGATGAAGCTGGAACTTGTATTACTACAACTTCTACAACTACTACTGTATGGCCAACTACTTCAACAACAAGTACGTTGATTCCTTAAGAACTTTTTTAATAAATAATCTATACCAGAGGAGAGGATATTCCACATTCCTCTGGTATTTTTTTTAAATTTATATGGACGAATTAATATTAAATATAACAATTGTTCCTACCTTTGATGTACAGAGTTTATCTGTATTAGATATATCTGATTATCCTATACCATCAGGACCTGGTCCTAGACCAGTATATACATTTGAAATAACAGTTCCAGGATTTGAAACTGTTACTGTACCTTTTTATCAATTATATCTAAATGTATACTTTTCAGATACATTAGGGATAACTGAAACAGGAGTACAACAACCTCTTCCTGATGGAATATATTGTTTTAAATACAGTGTAGATATAGTGGGAGTTCCTCCTGCAGAAAAAACTATAATGCGTGTAGATAGACTTCAAGCAAGATTTGATGAAGCATTTATGCAACTTGATATGATGGAGTGTGATCAAGCTATTAAAACACAGAGCAAAGTAGAACTCTCTACAATATATTTCTTTATTCAAGGATCAATAGCTGCAGCTAATAACTGTGATCCACTTACAGCTAATAAACTATATAATAGAGCTTCCAAAATGTTAGATACTTTTATCAATAACAACTGTGGATGTTCTGGAACTAATTATCTGGTTAACTTTAATTAATAAATAATATGGCAACTTGCAGTAAATGTGGGACACAAGTAGGGTGTGGGTGTCAACTAAGACAAGGACTTTGTGGTGCTTGTTATTCTTTAGTACATAAAATAAAAACTTTTTGTTTAAATGTTATATCCTAAACAAACCAATTGTTCATGTGCAGAAAATGGAAATATTGATTCATTAATATCTTCCATAGACTGTAGACTTTCTAAATTAGCAAACACTATGTTTAATAATACAGTGTTTATGCTAAATAAAACTATTTCTGGTACAGAAATATTTGATTTAATACAATACAAAAGAATTCTATATTACAAACAAATCAATCCTGATTATGTAGATTGTTTTTCTGTAAATCAAATTGTTTCACAAGTAAAAAGATTTACAGCTAATTGTACAGGTAACTGTAATGATAGCAATATTTTTCCAGCTCCTCCAATAAGAACAACTACAACAACTTCTTCTACATCAACAACAACAACTACCACTTCCTCAACAACTACTACTACTACTACTGTTACTCCTTCTACTAATTATAGTGTAATAGGATGTGATATACCTGAATACCATGTTATAACGTATACTGGTGGAGGTGTATTATTTGGAGGAGATATTGTAAGTAATAATAATTCTGAATGTTGGTTTATACTTGAGGAAACAATAGCTCCAGCAGATATTGGAACTGTTGATACTATATATGATAGTTTTAATTGTGAACTTTGTATAAGTTCTAATACAACTACCACCACAACTACAACAATTCCCCCCACTACTACTACAACAACTACAGTTGAAATAGTTAATTACATTTATAGAATAGGACTATTTACTTGTGATACATGTGAACCTAATGGATCACTTCTAATATCATATGAAGAATCTTTAAATGTTGGACAATTTTATTATGATGCTTTTATTGGACAGAAAATTCAAATATTAGAATTTATTAGCACATCAAATATTCCTACTACTTTTAATATAAATACAGCAACAGAAGAATCTACTTGTGAGGCAGTAGTATGTCCTCCAACAACAACAACCACAACTACAATAGCACCTACTACAACTACTACCACAACAGTAACACCTACTACAACAACAACTAGTACTACTTCAAGCACAACTACTACTACTACCACAAATGTTTGTTGTCAATTAGAAGATGTAACAATAGGAACACAAACTTGGACAGCGTGTAATCTTAGTGTAACCACCTACAGAGATGGTACTCCAATACCTCAAGTGACTGACCCTGATCAATGGATAAATTTAACTACAGGAGCTTGGTGTTACTATAACAATGATCCTGCTACTGAGTGTACATATGGTAAACTTTATAACTGGTATGCTGCAGCAGGAATACATGACAATGACCCTGGTACTGGAAATAAAATACTTGCTCCAATTGGGTATAAAGTTCCTTCACGTTTAGACTTTGGTATTTTATCAGTTTTTCTAGGAGGAGATGCAGTTTCAGGAGGTCCATTAAAAGAAGCAGGTTATGATCACTGGATAGCTCCTAATCTAGCTGCAACAAACACTACTGGCTTTACAGCTCTTCCTGGAGGGGCACGTAATAATTTTACTGGGTTATTTAGTGGTGTTAATTATTGGGGTTACTGGTGGACTAAAGAACAAACAAGTAGTACAAAGGCTTACAATCGTGTACTAAGCTATGGTGATGATGGTTTTAATATTAATAATCTAGACAAGAGATTTGGATTTTCAATAAGATTACTAAAAGATTAATAAAAATAAAATATATATATTATGTCTTGTACAAATTGTTTTAATGGATGTACAGAAATTACATCAGATAAATGTGTTAGATACACAGGAGCAGATATTCCTGCATTAGGAATTCAAAATGGAGATACGTTACAGTTTGTAGAACAAACTCTAGCACAATTTCTTATTACTACATTAAATGGGACAGGTATTAAACCTATTGTAGATTTACAAGGAGTTTGTTCTGTAATAGCAAATAACCTTCCTGTGTGCGTAGGATGCACAGGTCCAACATTAAATGATTTATTACAAGCTCTTGTTGATTCAGCTTGTGATTTACAAAGTTTAATTAATGGTGTTGTAGGTAATATTGAAACCTTAGAAGGTCCTTATAATGAAGAATGTTTGACAGTTGTAGATACAACTTTTTCTAATACACATAATGTTCTTCAAGCTGTAATAGATAAACTGTGTGAATTACAAATAGATTTTGATGCATTAATACTTACACTCCCCTCTACTTATGTATTATCAAGTGAAATACAAAATATAATTATCACTACATTAGAAAATGAAGGAATTATAGGACCAGTTACAAAGCAATATACTAAAATGGTTCCTTATACAGTAATTCCATGGTTTGCCCCAGCTTCTTACTTTACAGGAAAATTTGATGGCACAGGAAGAGGACTAGATGCAGGAGAGTTTCAATACATTTATTTATGTAATGGAGTAAATAACACTCCTGATATGCGAGGAAGGGTTCCTGCAGGATTAACAGATGGAGGAATGTTTGGTCTTACAATGGACGCAGCTGTAAATCCAGCATCAAGTTTATTAAATCCTACTTATAGTTTAGAAACAAAATATGGTAATAATTATGTAACATTACAAAAATCTGAAATGCCTGTTCATACACATGCTAATACTATACAATTCAATGATCCAGGACATAATCATGCTAATGCCCCTGGAAACGCAATACTATCAGATGGTTTACCTAATTATCTTTCTGGGTATGGTAGTAATGGTTCTACAGTTTTTAATACTACAGGAATAACAGTTGGTATAACTAACGTTCCTGAAGGAGAAAGTCTTGCACATAATAACACACAACCAACAATTGGTTGTTACTATATAATGTATATACCAGTATAATATGTTTACAGGGTTTATAAAGTGTGATTGTAATGGAGTGTGTGTAGAAGTTAATCCTTTTATATGCACTACCAGTACTAGTACCAGTACTACAACAAGTACTTCTACAAGCACCACTACAACCACAACTACTATTGCTATAACTTCTATATGTTTTTGTATTCACTTAGAAGGTGGGGGCTGTGCATATCAAGTAGAATTACCAATATTAGGAAATGCACCTTTTCAAAATGGTAGACCTGTTTACAACATTACAGGAGATGCAAATGGTACTGTATATTATAATGGTACTCAATGGATTTATGCTTCTGAAGAAAATGCTCCTTTATTACAACCATTACTTAATTCTAGTTATTATCCTATTGGTACTTATTCTGAATGGGGTGAAGTAGATACAACATTTTTTATGAACTCAAGTACATCAGGACCATGTTCTACTACAACCACTACCACAACTACAGCATGTAATAGATGGCAATATGAATATCTTTCTTACACTTGTACTACATGTGAAATTATAGAATATAGTTCTTTATATAACTCAAACCCTTTAACTTTAGATAATTTTTACCAATATGGGGATATAGTTATAACTCCTTATGCATATTTAGGATGTGATACAGGAATAAGTGATGCATCTATTCCTGATACAGGAGTGGCAACTTGTGAAGAAATTAATTGTAATACTACTACAACCACCACTACAACAAGACCTAAAATTTGTGGAATTGTTAGTATGCAAGCATCGATAATAGAAGGGGGAAGCTGGTCTGCATTAGATTGTTTAGGAGAAAGTGTAGGAGGGTTTATACCTTCACCAGATACAATAGATACACCCTGTATTGAACTTGATACACTTGTATTAGTAGATGCTTTTGAAAAAGGAATAGTTGATTGTGACACACCAACATAAATATAAAAACATGGATAATTGTTTTTAAATAAATAAATTAATAATATGACAGTATTTATAACATTAACAACAGCAGGAGCAGACAGTGGTCCTTTTAATTTATATTCAGATTTAGATGGGTTTGTTACACCATTTGAGGTAGGAGTATCTAAACTAGATTTAGAAGCTGGATACTCAACTGGATTAGCTCCTGATTTTACATCAGTGGTTAGAGTATTATCAACTTCTCAATATTGTATTAATTATGTTGATATAATCTTAACTGAACCAACAACTACCACGACTACTACTATTACTGTACCTTTTGGAAATTCATTAGGGTTTCCAGGGCCAGATACTTGTACAAGTGTTACAGTTACTTCTGGGTTTACAGATGGTGGGGGTACTTTAACTCAACGAGGGATATGTTATAACACAACTGGAAACCCAACTATTGCTGATTCTATATTTATTGGACCAACTGTTACAGGTATTTCAAGTGTTACTGTTACAGGTTTAACTCCTAGTACTACGTACTATTGGAGAGCATATGCTATTAATGAAATTGGTGTTGGTTATTATCAAACTGTTTTAGCTGATCCAACAGGATTTAGTTTTTCAACAGACCCTTGTCCTACTACAACAACTACTACAACATTATAAAACTCTAAAGTTTGTTGGTTTTCTTTGAGTTTACTCCCAAGTAATTTATTTGTTTGGGAGTTTTTTATTATTTAATAATATATATTTGTGTATTCAAATTATTTTTTTATACCTTTACGTTATTTTAATTAATACAAATTTCTTATGGCTGAAAATAATGTATTGTTATATCAATTAGAAAAATTGTTATCTCAAAAAAGAAGTAAAAAGTTTTATGCTGAAAAACTTGGGATAACTGAACAAGAGGTAGATGAGCTTTTAACAGAGCTTAAAAGTAAAGAACCAGAAGGAATACTTAAAAACTATATAGGAGAAAAGAAAGTAAACATTGAAAAAGGTACTTTAGAAAGCATTGTTATTTCTGACTTTGAACCTAAAGATGATATAGAGTTAGCAAAACTTCATAAAATAAATTTAGACAAATACGTAATTACAAATTATTGGTCTAAAATGCTTCCTTCAGGAAAATTTACTTCTTCAGTATTTAGCAAATTAAAACAGTCTAAAGATTATTCTCCAGAAGACTTTGCTAAATTTTTAAAAAACTACAACCCAAAAGAAATCAAATTAAATTTAATACAATCTCCCATCAATACAGAAACTATTGATTTAGAGATATCAATAGCTGATTTTCATTTAGCTAAGAAAACATTAGAAGGAGAAAGCATTCAAACTAAAAAAATACAGTTTTTAAATGTATTAACAGATTTACTTACTAAAGTAAAATCTTCTTTTGATATAAAAACTATTGTATTTCCAATTTCTAATGATTTCTTTCACACAGATAATTATCAAAACCAAACTACAAATGGTACTCCTCAAGATGTTCTTACAGGATATGATAATGAATATGAAGAAGGGTTTGATTTACTAGTTGCTGCTATATCAATATTAAATGCACATGCAGATAATGTAGAAGTTATACTTGTACAAGGTAACCACGATAGAACTAAATCATTTTATTTGGCACATGCTTTGGATGTATATTTTACAAACAGCCTTAATATTACATTTCAAAGAGAACACTCAACAACAAAAGTTGTACTATTGGGCAACACATTTATTGGTTATCATCATGGTAATTGTAAAATAGAAGACTTGCCTTTATTATTTGCTACAGGCAAAAACAGTGAAGCATTTGGTTGTTCTATATATAGAGAAGTACATACAGGAGATAAACACCATTATATGGCTAAGGAAGTTAAAGGTGTTAGGATTCAACAGATGCCTAGCTTGTCTGGAACAGATAGATGGCATTTAGATAATAATTATATTAATAACATTAGAGCTGGAATTGCTACAGTGTATCATCCTATTAAAGGACGCATTGCAGAGTTTGAATCTCGTATATAATACAAAACATGTCAACAGGAAGAAAATTAGTATCAGATGTTAGAGCAACTCATAAGTTGCTTTCAACTGATTCTTTAATAACAGACAGAGCTATACTAAGTGAAATAAGAAACAATTCTTTATTGTTAATCAAAAGAGAAACAAATCTTAGAAAACTTTGGGCTACAGATACATTATTTACAACAATTCCTTGTTTAGAAATGACAGAAGTTCCTTTATCTGAATGTTGTGATTATGTAGACGAATGTACAATAGCTAGGAGCAAAGAAAAACTTCCAAGGATATCAGAAGGTAATTATCAATATGTTATTCAAGGAGTGTACTCTATTAATGCCCTAGGGGGTAAGGCTACAAAGTTTAAAGAAATATCTGTTAATAGATATACAAATCTTTTAAAACTTCCTATAATTAAAAAAGAAGCTTATTTCTGGATATCAAATGGATATTTATATATAAGTAATCCACTATTACAAGCTGTTAGATTTGTTGCATTTTTTGAAGAAGATATTCCTAATAGTATTATGTATTCAGAAGATTGTAATTGTGGAAGAAATTATACAGAAGATGATATATGTATAAATCCTTTAGATAAGAAGTTTCCTCTTCCAGGATATCTAGAACAACAAGTGTTACAACTAACATCACAAAAATTATTATCTACATATTTTTCAATAAAAACTGATATAACTGCAGATGGTGTAGATGGTCAAGCACCTAACACTAAACCAACTAGTTAGAATGGCAAGAGTAAAGGTGGAGTTCAGGTCAGCAAGTAAAGATAACTATACAGCATTTTGTAAAGCTTATCCTGAAATAAACCTTTCATATAATGACTGGAGAATCATAGTATATTCTTTTAATGAAGCATTTAGAGATTATATCCTTGAGACTGGAGAAAAAATAAAACTCCCTTGTGGCTTTGGAGAGTTTTCCATTAACAAGAAAAAAAGAAGGAAGATGAAGAGTAATGGAACAAAAGAGTTTATTAATCTTCCTATTGATTGGCAAAAAACTAAAGAAAAAGGAAAAGTTATATACAACTTTAACTACCATACAGAAGGATTCTTTTTTGGTTGGCATTGGTTTAAAGACCCTGCTAGATTTAGATTTTCAAATTTATGGTATTTTAAACCACTAAGAACAACTTCAAGATTACTATCACACTATATTAAAACTGATAATAAGTATCAACATATTTATTGTGAGTGGAATATTAAAAAATAAAAACAATGAGCTTCTATTATAAGTATAATTTTATTAGTCCTGAGCCAGTTTACTCAACAGTTAAAGAAGAGCTCAAGAGCTATTTTGACACAGGTGCAGTAGATGATTTGCTATTCCCTACATACTTAGACAAGTGTCTAAAGAAACTAGGAAAGTCAAGTTATGTTATAGCTGAGACAGCTCTTCATATAGAAGACTTTGAAGCACGTCTTCCTGATAACTTTTATGCTGTAAGAGAGGCTTGGATGTGTGCAGAAATACCTTTACTACCATATCAATCAGCAAATTCTTTTTATTCTCAAACAGGAACTACAACAATACAAATAGCACCTATTACATTCAATGGAACTCCATGTACAAATTCAGGTTGTACAACAGGATGTACAGAATGTATGCCAAATATTGTACAAGCTGTATACAAAACTAATACACAACAAGCAAGATCATACAAACAAGCTTATTTACTTAAACCTGGTAACATATCTACAAGACACAATTGTGATGTTAATTACAGTAGTAATTTAGATTTGTATGGACAACATCATAATGCTACAGGCAATGTTCCTTTTGGTTCTGCATATGATTCTTTTGATGTAAGAGGTAATAAATTTGTTACAAACTTTAGGACAGGGGTTGTTCATTTAATTATGTATGCTACAGATTATGATGAAATAGGAAATCAATTAGTTCCTGATAACTATCGTATTAGAGAATATGTTGAGCACTTCATTAAATACAAAGTTTTTGAAATGTTAACTAATCAAACTAATGATGAAACATTTAATCAGTTACAACAAAAACTTCAATACTATAAATCTTTAGCAGATGAAGCTTACATAATGGCTGAAATGGAAATTAAAAAGCAAGATGTGTATACAAAGATGAATAGAATGAAACAGCAATTAAATAAGTTTAATATGTATGAACTTCCCAATCGTACAAATAGATATGGTAGAAGACGTAATAATTAATCATTATGGCAGACGAATTAGATCAAATTAAAAAAATACTTGGTGGTGATCAAAGTAATGTAAACCAAGAATATAATACAGCTTCTTCAGGCCTTAATATGGATCAATCTGTTAATCAGATTCCTAAAGGCTCATTAACATATGCTCTTAATGCTAATATGGAAAACTTTGATGCTAACTCAACTAGCTATCAAAATGAACCTGGTAATGAGTTTTGTTTACAGTTTCCTTCAGACTATGTTCTTATAGGAAGTCATTTTATACAAGAAAAAAGTAAACATATATTTTTTATTACTAATCCATTAACTAATGATTCCCAAATTGGTTACATGGATAACAATGATTGTATTTATCGTATTTTCATATCTGCACCTTGTTTAAATTTTAATGTTAAATATCCTATCAATAAGATTGTACATAAGATTACAAATTGTACAACAGAAATTTATTGGACAGATGGACTTAATCCTAGAAGATATTTAGACTTAAACCCTGATACTATTCCTTATATACTTTCTTCTTTTTCAGATGAATGTAATCTTGTATTTACAGATGAAGTTGATTGTAATCAATTAAAGTTACAACCAAACTTTAATATACCAAATATTGATGTTTTTGATGTTGTTAGTGGAGGAAACTTAACAGCAGGAACTGTACAGTTTGCTATTCAATATGCTGACTCATCTGGTAATCCATATACATCATACTATTCAGTTACTAATCCTTGTCCTATTGCTGATATACAATTAACAACCCCAAACTTTAATTATAATGTAGGGAAGTCTGTTATTCTAGAGATATCAAATTTAGACTCTACAGGACAGTTTCAATATTACAACATGGCTGTTATTAAAACAGTGAATGCCATATCATCTGTAGAACTAATAGGAACATACTTTATAAACAACCCTGTAGAAAGACTTACATACACAGGACAAAATGTAACTAACATACGTTTAACTATAGCAGATATATTTGAAAAACAACCTTACTATGATATTGCTAATGATTTAACTTCTGTACAAGATATATTAGTATGGAGTGATCTTACAACTATAAGTAAAGTGAATTATCAATCTATAGCAAATCAAATAGATCTTCAATGGGAAACTTGGAGAATACCTGCTACAGAAAATTATTCTGATGAATTAAACGCAACAAACCTTAGAGGGTATTTAAGAGATGAAGTTTATGCTTTTGAAATAGTTTTCTTATTAACAAATGGAAGACAAACAGAAGGATTTCATATTCCTGGAAGACAAAAAAATTCTAGTGAAGCCTACCCTGATGTACCAACTACTAATGATGATTTTATTGGTAATCCTGAATCTTATAACTCAGCAGAAACAATAGGATATAGTCCTTATTGGAAAATATATAATACAGGGTATGTTATAGGAACTTCTGGTGGATATAATTCTACAGAATCATATAAAGGTCCATATAAGTATGGAGGGTTTGCTTACTGGGAGTCTGAAGATTTATATCCTTGTGTAGAAGAAATTTGGGGAGATTTAGCTGGAAAACCAATTAGACATCACAAATTCCCAGATGTACTTGTAAGTCCAATATTTGAAGAAGATCAATTTGGTGGGCTTAGTAGTATGCAAATGGGCCCCAGAGCTATATTTCCTATGGGAGTAAAAATTGATGTTGGGCAAATTGCAAACATAATAAACTATTCCTCACTATCTACAGAACAAAAAAATGACATTGTAGGGTTTAAAATAGTAAGAGGAGATAGAGGAACAAATAAATCTATTATTGGAAAAGGTATTCTTAGAAATGTAGGAGAATACAAAAGAGAAGAACAATCATTCTATTTTCCAAACTACCCCTATAATGATTTAAATGAAGATCCTTTTCTTACAGATACAAATAACAAATTTGGAGACGTACCATTAGTATGGCTTATATTATGTTCAATATCAGGATTTTATGAGTTTACAAGCACTGTAACAGGTCTTCCTATTAAAAAAGAAATGTTTGCTGGACAAAATTATGAAGAGTGTTCTTTAACAAAACCTACATCTTTATCTGGAAGAGCTTGTATTGGTCCAGGAAACTTTGATGCATATTATATTAATAATTGCTCTTTCGAAACAGATTTTTACGCAGGAAATATTGTAAAGTGGACTTGTAATAATACTGCAGAGAGAGAATTATCTACAATTGTTTGGCAATATGGCACTATTAGATGTTTTAATACCTATCTCTCAGGATTTAATCCTGGAGATAAAATTATTAATACTGCCACAGGTAGTATTGTTCCAGGAGCATTCCTTCAAGAATCTGTAGAATGTGATTATGGACAATTACCTAATCCTAGTTTAACGTGGAACTACCAGACAAAAGGTAGGAGATCAAAACTTGTTTCTTGTAAAAAACCAGAGGCTTTACAAGCCAATGCTAATGAAGAAACAAAATATAGACAAATATTTAATTCTCCAGAAACATCTTTTGGTCAACCATTTCTTGGAAATGTTTTAAAACTAGAAAATGTTATTTATGGAAAGGGGCAAGATCATTTTATACAAGTTAGAGATAATGCTAAATATAGGCTGCTCTCTAAAGAAGCGCAAAAAGATGCATTAGATAGCAGTTTTGGTTTAGGTGGAGGTACAAATTATACTGCAGTGTTTACAGCATACCAAGCATATTTAACTATTTATATTAATGGTATAACAAGAAAAAATTATGCTTATTCGTATAACTCTAGAGCTGATTATAATTATAAAGCTAATATTGATAATAATTTAGGAATAAAACAAAGAGAAATTGATTTAATTTCTTATTTAATTCCTGGAGTACAAAGTGTTGGAGACAATTATAATATTAATAATTTTCAAAGAGAGTCTTCTGTTTTTATTAAAACAATAGAAGATAGAGTTGTTAATAATAATCCAGCAACAACAGTTAATGCATTAAAGTTTCCTAGTCAAGTTCCAGATATGCTTAACACTTCTGGCCAACCTATTGTTGTAGATAAATCTAGAACTACAATTTCTTTAAGTGGTAGATGCGAGACTCCTGCTAAAGAAGATGATATTCAAGTAGTTTCATATTACGCTTCTTTAAAAAATGTTATACCAAATCAATGGGGACAGATATATACATATAAAACAATTGACACAGGTTTTCAAAGAATTAATTTTAAAAATGGTTCTGAATCTGCTACAATTTTTGGAGGGGATACCTTTATATCAAGGTTTGCTTTTAAAACTAAACTACCTTTTTTTATTGATAATAGAGTTAATGCCCCTGATGATTCAGATATATTTTATGATGAAATAGGTAATGTAGCTTATCCAAAATATTGGCATTCTGCAAGATCTATTCTTGAGTCTTATATTAGTATGAAAAATATTATTTCATATAAAGCTACTAATTTTGACTGTCCTAATGTTCCTGGGAATATAATAGGACAAACAGGGGTAGCAGGAACATATAGAACGTATTATGATGGATATTTTTATTTATTTGCTTATGGTGTTCCTAATTTTTATTGTGAAACTTCTTACAATTTAGATTTAAGACAAGCTTTTAATAATAAAGAAGGAGATTTTTGGCCACATGTATCTACAGGTATTCCTGATGACTGGGTACAAGAAAATTATGTATCTATAGCAAATGATAATACATATACATACAATACAACATTCTCAAAACAAAATACAGAAAATGTATTTACACATCTTCCAGATGATTTTAAAGATGAGTTTTGTTTAACAAACTTTCCTTTTAGAGCTATATATTCAGAGTTACAAAATACAAACGCTGATAGTAGAATTAATAATTGGTTGGTTTATAAACCATTATCATTCTTTGATTTTCCTCAAAACTATGGAAAGCTTACATCATTAGATGGTATTCAAAACAAAGCTGTATTAGCAAGGTTTGAAAACAAATCATTGTTATATAACAATCTATTGACAGTGGATACAAGTAATCCACAATCAGCATATTTTGGTAATCCTTCATTATTTAAAGGAGCACCACCAATAGATTTTGCAGAAACAGATCTTGGATATGTAGGAAGCCAGAATAAGTTTTTATTAAAAATTCCTCAAGGACAAGTAACAGTTGATGCAAAAAGAGGACAAGTGTTTCTTATTGAAGGAACACAAGTAGCAGATCTTTCAGCATTTGGTTCTGGAATGAATAGATTCTTTACAGACCATCTAGCATTTGAAATGCTTAGATATTTTCCAGAAGTTCCTACAGATAATCATTTCACAGGAATTGGTCTACATGGAGTGTTTGATAGTAAGTTTGAAAGAGTTATTATAACCAAACTTGATTATATTCCTATAGATAAAGATGTAAAATATGATGCTGATAAGAATGAGTTTTATATAGAAACAATTACATATATAGATGCTGCTACAACTACTACATCAACTACATCAAATTTAACTACAACTACTACCACTACAATTTGTACATCTTGGAGATATTCAATAGATTGGATTTATTGTGAAAATTGTACACTATCAGGACCAGCAGTTATAACTAATTCTGAACCTTTAACATTGTATAAATTCTATTATCTTAATGGATTTAAAATAGGAATAAAAGAATATTTAGGATGTACTAACACTGTTGCTGAATATAATATATTAAATTCTTCACAAGAAGATGTTTGTATTGATGTAATATGTCCTACAACCACAACCACTACTACAACAAATTGTTGTACACTTCCTGATGTAACAATAGGTACGCAGATATGGACAGCATGTAATTTAGATGTAAGTACATATAGAGATGGTACACCTATTCCTGAAGTTCAAGATCCTACAGAGTGGGTTAACTTGACAACAGGCGCATGGTGTTACTACAACAATGTAGATGATAATTGTTATGGCAAATTGTACAATTGGTTTGCAGTTAATGACTCTCGTGGTTTAGCACCAGTAGGATATCATATACCATCTAAAGCTGAATGGGATACATTAGAAGCATTTTTACCTGCTCCAGAAGGAGGAAGTTTAAAAGAAGTAGGAACTGCTAACTGGAATCCTCCTAATGCTTTAGCAACAAATAGTACAGGGTTTACAGCTCTTCCTAGTGGCACTAGAGATGAAGTAGGTAACTTTGATTGGGAAGGAGATTATGGTAATTGGTGGACAACTACAGCATCATCTAGTACAAATGCATGGACTTATTATACATATACACTTGGAGGAGGACTTCCTGCAACAACTACTAGAAAAGTTAGAGGATTTGCAGTTAGACTTATAAAAGATTAATCATGGAACAAGAAGGTAAAATAAAAATTGTAACAAGAACTCCTGTTAGTTTAACAGATCCAGAATTTTTCTGTAATAAATCTTGGACTGTTTCATTTAACATGAATACAAAGACTTGGACATCTTTTCACAGCTACATTCCTAATTGGTATATAGGGGATAATAATTTCTTTTATTCAGGTCTTAATAATTGTTGTAACGATATAGACGCTGATTTTACAGCATTAGTTGGTAGACTTGATAGAACAATTACCACTACTACTACAGCAGCTCCTATTCCTCCTAGTACTACATCAACATCTACAACTATATTTACAGTAGACTGTACATTGATTGGAACAGCTTTTGAGGTATCTTGTGATTTAACTGGTACAGGAATAATAACAGTACCTCCAACTACAACAACAACTTTATGCCAAAGACCTTCTTGGTTAGTGTCTTATACATTATATAATGGATATGAAATAACAGGAGAAACACCAGTAATTACTTCTTCATCTTTTGAAGTATTATGTGAATCATTCCCTATTATATTAGCTCCAACAGAAAAAACATTAACTAGTTTTACTGCTATGTCTACAAACTCAGATAGCCTAGAAGTGGGACAAGTATTATATAATACTGATTATCTAACAGATTGTTCTTTAGTTGCAGATGGTTGGTATTTTGATTTAAACAGTTTTATTAATAATACCACTTATCATGTAGTAAATGGTGTAGTTACTGAAATTGTAAATTGTGATTGTGGAACTACCACTACTACAAGCACTACAATATTTATTCCTGAATGCTGTGGAGTGGTGATATTATCAAATGATGATATGTACTTATTGAATACACTATCAGGATATACTACATCTATATTAAACATTCCAAATTTTATGGCTGCAAATGGTTTAGCAATGACACCTTTATTTATATGGAGTGTAGATAATACAGAGTTTAGACAATGGGATATAACATTAGATCCTTTCACTGCAACATATAATAGAGAAATAGCTTTCCCAATGGGATATGTACCAGGACCAATAACTGCTTTAAATAATGATGTATTGATTTGTGTAGATAATGCTAGTGCTCCAGTTAGTGTTGACATTGTTGAGATGGATGTAACAGATGTAATAGGAGTTAGTACACTAATACTTTCAATACCAGATATAACAATAATTTCAAATTTATTATATACCTTTGAAGGTAAATTAATATTTGCTAATCAAGATTTAATATCTGGAGATACATATATATCTCAGTATGATTATGCCTCTACAACTCTTGAACTTTATATCAATCTAGGTTCTACTGTTGTAACTTCTATGTTTGAGTGTGATTGCGCTATATTCTTTACAGATGATAACAATATAGCATACAACATTAGAAGAGAAAGTCCTTATGATATTACAGAAGTGGGAACTATAACTATTCCAGTTATTTCAGCTACACAACCTAACAGTTGTATTCCTAATAATTTAGAACCTACTACTACTACGACAACAAGCTCTTCTACTACCACCACAAGTTCGTCTACAACAACAACCACTACTACAACTCCTTAATACTATGCCAAAAGTTGCAACCATAAAATTAACAAGAGCTGGATCTACTGCAGGCCCTTTTACTATATCTACAGAATATGGAGATGTGTTAGCAACTAATGTTTCTAGAAAATCTTTAATATTGGGAGTTAATTATATTGTAGATGATAATGTAAAATTTATAGTTTTAGAATCTACAGGAAAATGCAAGATTAAAAAAATATTTCCTTTAGAAATAATTAGTATATATCAATATCAAGATGCTACATATACACAAACTTCTACAGCTTGCTTATGGAGACATCTTACAAACATTCAATTGTATAATACATACTATGGAAACATAGAACCATACATTATTGAATACCCTTTTGCATATCAATACCAAGATGAAATAGTTCAGAATGTAAAAGACTATACAAAAGCATTTGAATATCTTCCTATTCCTGATGGTGTGTTTAATGATAACACAAGAATAGAAGTTGATAACAAATGGTTTACACATGCTATTCTTTATAATGGACAACAGAGTTCTGGATTATTAGAACTTGTTCCTAAACCAAAGAATAACTTACAAGCATATAATAAATACCCTATATACAATACAGATAGTAAAACAATAACATATACTAAATCAGATAACTTCTATCAGTATAATACATTCTGGGCATTACAGAAAAGTCCTTACATTCCAATGTTTTTTACAAGCTGTGAAAGCTTATCAATAGATAAAGTGATTAATCAAGAGAATATGGATTATTCTACACGCTCATTTAAAAAAGCTACAATAAGAGCTAAAGAATTAAAAATAAGACATATATTAAAAGACGATTGTACAACACACTTGGTGAGTCAGTTTATTATTTCACCATCACAAATCTCTTACAAGTAATATGAAAGGAAAAGTAAATTGCACATGTGGATGGAGTTGGAACAAATCAGATTCCAGTGCTAAGGATATGTACATATGTCATGAGTGTGGAAGAGATAATTCTAACAACATGAAGAATGGTGGATGGTTAAATAGTTATCAAAATGGTGGTGATACTGATAATGAGGATTACAATATGAAAAGAGCTCTAGAGCTTGGTTACACTCCAGATGATACAGGACATTGGCCTTCAGTTGATTATGAAACAGGAGAATGGTTAAAATCTAAAAAACATCATACTAGAGGTATGGAAATGATGGCTTATGAACTTAATCCTGAGCTTCGTAATAAGTATAATCTTATAGAAAATGAAAAAGGTGTTTTACAATATGTAGATAAAAAAGACTTTAAAAATGGTGGATGGTTAGATCAATATGCTAGTGGAGGAACAATGCAAGAATACCAAGAGAATTATAATGATTCAAAAGCTACAGCTTCTCCAGATATGGTAGGAGATGGATTCTCTAATGTAGGACGTAATTATTCTCCTGCATGGGGAGGACAGTTTGAAGATGGAGGAGAAATTCCTAATGCTCAAAAAGGAAAGAAAGTTAAATATGTAGAATCAGAAAATGATCCTAGATATAAAGCTTTCCAAGATAGTTTGTTAGCTTATACAACTCTTGATAAATATAAAAATATTCCTAAAAATATACCTTTTAAAAAAGAAGATGAAAAGAATATAAGAAAAATATGGGCAAGTAACTTAGAACCTTTAGCTCGTGATTTTAGTAATCCAAGACCTCTTACTGATAGAAGTAATGGTAATATAGAAAGAGCTGATTATTTTACACCTACTAAATATAAAAAACCACAACAACAAGTAATAGTAAAAGAACAAGAAAAAAGAAAACCTGTAAAAACAATACAAAACAATCTACAACCAAAAGGATTAATACAAAGTGATGCAAAATTAAATACTGATATAAAAGGATTAAAGCCACAAGTAAGACAACCTAAATATTACGATATACAAGAAAATATAAATCAACCATTTGGAGCATATCAAAATAATTATAGAATTTCTGATTTAAATAATATAACAAGTCCTGATGATTTAGGTCCTGGTAATACAAGAAAGATTACACCTCGTTATCAAGATGGTGGTAATACAGAAGCTGCAATGCGTGGAATGATGAAGTCTAAAATAGGAATGGGTAATGCTTTTGGTCATCCTGCTATTAGAAGAATGTCACAAGCTATGCCTAAAACAGGAATGACTCCTGAAGGAATAGGAACACATTATATGTCATCTGTAGATAATTACGCTGTACCATTATTACAAGATCTTGGTGAAGAAGAATTAATACTAGTAGATCCTGATTCTAGAAGTAGAGAAGCAATTAGATTTAACTCTCCTGAAGAAGCACAGTATTTTGCAGAGCATTATAAAGATGTAGCTCCAATGAGTAATACATATAAAGGATTACAAGAATATGCAATGGGTGGATCTATTCCTCAAGCTCAAAATGGTAGAGCTACAAGAGCTGATAGTCTTGCTGTATTTAATAATACAAAAGCTATAGATGATTATTTTAAAAAACAAGGGTATACAAAAGAAAAAGTTAAAGATTCAAAAATTTATAAAGAAAGAATAAAAAATTATAAAGAATGGGTTACTTCTGCTCAAAAATATTTAAAAGAAGCTAAAAATGAACCAGTTAATACTTTTTATACACAAACAGATAAAAATAAAAATATTGCAGAACAAAAAAAATTTTTAAAAGAAGCACAAAAAAGACTTTATGAGACTATTGATAAGAATAACCCAAAAAACTATATTAAAAAATTAGAAGATTCTAAAAAAATTTTTGAAACAAAAGAAAAAGATGTAGGTAGATATGTAGATGAACAAAATAATCTTGTAGAAGGAAAACCTTCTGTAGAAAAGTTTTATTTACCTGTAGATGAAAATAAATTTTATCAAAGAGAACAATCTCAAGGATTTTTAGATTTAAGATCACCAATGCCTCTTTATGATAAAAGAATTACTCCCCAAGATTTATCTACATTTAAATCTCCTGATTCAGTTTTAGGTGATCAGTTATTGGATAAAATAATTAAATCAAAAAACAAAAAAGAAAAAGAAGCATTAAAAAAACAAATGGATGCTCTTGTTTATTCTGACAATGTAGAAATGTATGAATACGATCCTATTGCTATAATGCCTTTTGATATGGTTCCTCCTGAACTACAAGAGGAGAGAATTAGAAAATATGGAACAGAGGGTGTACCAGCAAGTTTTATAGAACAACATCCTGATTGGGTTGCAAAACCTATAACAGATTCTGGACAAAGACAACCTATACAAGCAATACAAAACAATCTAAAACCAGAAGGTTTAATACAAAGTGATGCAAAATTAAGTGCTGATGCCTTAACCTTACGTCCAAAGATAAATCAACCTAAATCTTTTGATGTTACTTCTCAAAGACAAACTATGTCTGGACCAAGTGATTATTATGATTATGATCAACAAGGACTTAGTGCAGAACAAGTAATGGAAATTCAAGCTAGTGCTGATAAATATAATAGAGGTGTTATAGATAAGTATGGAGAAGCAGCTAAAACAAATCTTAAAGCAAAACAAAGATTAGATCAGTTATTGCAAGATGTAAAACTAATTCCTAATTATGCAATGGGTGGATCTATTCCAGGCTCTGTAGGATTTACATATGCTAGAACTAAAGGAATACCATCTAATGGTCCTTATGCTAAGAAAACTCTTGCTAGTGCACAGAATGGTGTTGATATGTATGGCAATCCTATTACTGCTGATTTAAAATATGATCAGTCTGTAAATAGAACAAATTATAATCCAAGAACTAATCAAATGATTTTTGGAAATGATATGCCTTATTTTGTTTCTCAAGAAAAAATAGATAAAACTCTAGCGCATGAAAATAGACACGCATGGCAATTTGCTAATGATAGAACTAATTTTAATATAGTACACAATCCTGAATATGCTTTTCAAGATAGATTAAAAAAGAAACCAGAGCACCCTTCTACAGAAGAAGTGTTTGAAAATTATCATGATAGAAAACGAAGAGAAGTTGAGATAGATGTAAAAAATTTTAAATCAAACTATCCTGAACTTTCTTTTATGCCAGATTCGTTAATTTATAAAAAATTTGTAGATCCTTTACAATACAACAATCCTAGTTCAGTAGAAGGAGAAGCACAGTATTACGAGAACACAGGAGAAAGAAGTTTTCAAAATGGGGGAGAAATGAAATTCTACCAAAATGGATTAGACTTTAAACCAAAAAGTATTAGTAGAGATGGAGGATGGTTAAATAAATATGATGTAGCACAGAATGGTAAAAAGAAATTTAAATTAAAAGATGAAAGAGAAGATGCATATACTGTAAGAGATAATATACAACCACTATCTTTAAAACAAAAAAGAGGAAATGAACTTTTAATTAAAGAAACAGAAAAAGCAAAAAAAGACAAACAAGAATTAACTACTACAGGACAAATAAAAAATCCTCGTTCTATTCGTTATAAAAAACTTGCACCTAAACAATCAGATTTAAAAACACAAACTAAATCAAATGAAGAACTAGAAGGACAATTAGGATTAGAAAGACCTCTAGTATATTTAGCTAGTCCTGAAAAATTATTAGGAGATATAGGTGTGCCAGGAATGGAAACTTCTGAATTAGATAGACAAGCAGTAATGGCTAATAGATTTAATCCTAATCAATCAAGAGAAGAAAGATTTATAAATAATACAAAACTAGGATTAGGGTATGTACCAGAAGCAGCAGCAAATACAGCAATGGCTGCAGCATTTATGCCTGAAGGAAGTGGAGCATTAGGATTAGTTAATGAAGCTTTAAATCCTTTAGCAGGTTTAAAAATGAGTATAGCTCCTGAGTTAAGATCAGGAGAAGAGGCAGCAAGATTTTTTAAAAAAGTAGATAATATTGATGATACTTCTGATTTAATAAAAGAAAAAGTTAATCCTTTTCAATTTGGTAAGATTATAAATAAAAGTATAACTCCTATAGGGTATGATCCTTTTACAGTAGCAGCTGCTCCTTTAGAATTACTTACACCTAATGCATTAAAATTTAAACCAAAAACATATGCTACTAAAAATAGACTAGATGCTTGGAAATTATATAATGGGTTAGAACCTGAATTTAATACATTTTCTAAAAATCCAGATGGCACATTAGCAATAAATGACTTTAGATTAGATAAAAATCAATTAGAAGATATAATTAATAACCCTAAAAAATCTTTTGGTACCATGGAAATAGAATCTGAATTTAATTTTGGAGGAGTTCATGGAAATGGCTGGATCACAAAAGGTGTTGATGAACAAGGTAAAAAATTTATTGATTTTACAGACACATGGGATTTACAACCATTGAAAGGTATAAAATTTTTACCTAAAAAAGTTAAAGAGTTTGAAGTTTCATCTTTGACAGGTGGGGCACCTTTTGATTTAAAGAATAGAATTTACTATGATGATTCAGGTAAATTTTTTGATCATAACGGAAATGAACTTATTGAAGAAATTCAAAATTTTCCTAAAGGTATTGTAAAAGAAAATGAAGCAGTAGATATACCAATGCTAAGTACAGCTAACGTTGCTGGAACAAAACAAACAGATGTTTTAAATGATTGGAATAAAGCTGTAAATCAAAAATTTAAAAAAGGAGCAGCTTCTGTTGTAGGTGGTGGTGGAGCAGGATTGGCATATTTAGTAAATAAAGAAAAAGAAAAATCTAAAAAAAAGAAAGAAGGAGGAGTTATTAAAGATGATATGGGTCAGTGGAAATATCCTGGAGAAATTACTCAAATAGGTTCTAACCAAATAACAATGGAAGGAGTTCCTTATGATGTTCTTGGTATATCAGATACAGGAGATACAAAACTAATGGAGCCAGGAAAGAATTATAAATTCAAAGGAAAGAAAGTTACAGAGTTTCCAATGGCAAAGAATGGAAGAAGACAAGAACAAAAAGGTTTGGTGAATCTAGATGATTTAACTAATTTTACTAACTATAATAAACAACAACCAGCTGGATGGTTGAGCAAATACAATTAATCATGAAAGATCAAATTTTAAAAATAGCTGGTGTTAAATCTGAAAAGGAATTTTACAAAAAATATCCATCAGAGGAAGCATTTATGAAAGTACATGGTAAAGCTTTTAAGAAAGCTCAAATGGGAGCTGCTATTAGTAAAGCCCAAGGAGGAACAACCCTTGATAATAATAATAATGGTGTTCCTGATTATTTAGAATCTTCTCAAGGTGTTCAAGGTGCTTCTAGTTTTAATCCAGGAAATACTTTTATGCCTAGTGGAATTGGTGCTCCTAATGCTATGGGAGCTGCCAATCAAATGTTAACACCTTCTAATCCATTTGCTCTCTCTAATGCAGGAAATACGTGGGCTTCAAATAATCCATTACCTCAAGGTGTTACAGATACTAGTGTACCTAGTGATATAGGATATACTCCACCACAAGCATCAGGAGGGGGTATGGATATGATGCAAGGCATTCCTATTATTGGAGGAATAATGGGAGGATTTAAAGCTTTAGGTGCTCAAAAGAAAGCTAAGAAAGAAGCTAGAATGTGGAGTAAAATAACTGGTCTCCAAGCTCAAGCTGCAGAGAGTGTAGATGTAGATGCTAATCGTCCAAAGAATTATGTACGTCCAGAAGATAATCCTGTACAACCTGGTCAATTATTTCCTTCATATGGAGTGGGAACAAATGTTTTAAAACGTAATGGTGGACCTATTAGAGCTGCTTATGGTGCAGAGATTCAAAACACATATGCTCCTAATACATTATACGATGATTTAGGGTATGAGCCATTAAATGATTCAGATAATGTAAAACAATATTATAATGGAGGGGGGTTACCAAAGGCTCAAATGGGTATAGCAAGTGCTGGTGGAGAAGGGTTTGGCTCAAATCCTTTTGGAAATATGATTGGTGGAATGTTTGATAATAATGCAGGCTCACAAATTGGGGGTTCTATAGGAAGTATGTTTGGACCAGTTGGAGGAGCTGCTGGTAGTATGATAGGAGGAATGCTTGATAAAGATGGTGCTGCAATAAAAGCAGCACAAAAAAGGATACAAAGAAACCAAGGTAGAGTTATGGGTGCTCAATTTGTTAAAGGTATTCAAGGACAATATGGCAGTCATATGGAAGAGGGTGGCCAATTAACAAACCCTCAATTAATAACAAGATTTGGAGAACTTGATCAACAAGACTTTTATGACTATGCACATCAAGGAATGGATTCTTTAAGAGCAGGTGGACATTTAAGAGAATACACACCAATCTCAGAAAGAGGAATGGAACAATATGCTATGGGTGGAGAAGTTAAAACTACTTGGGGAGGACATGCAGAAACTATTTCTCGTAATCCTTATATGCCAGGTACAGGAGAGACAATTATGTTTAGAGGAAAATCACATGATGAATCTGATGGAAATGGTCGCACAGGTATTGGTGTTAAATATGGAAAAGGAAAACATGATTCTTATACAGACTATGCTGAGTATGGAACACAAAATGCAGATGCTGATGTAGAAGTGGAAAGAGGAGAACCAGCTGCTGAGTTACAAGATGCTAATGGAGAAAAGAATTTAACAGTGTATGGTAATTTAAAAATTCCAAATCAATATGTAGATATGCTAGGAGACCCTAAAGCAAAAGGAAAGAAGTTTAAAAATTACATAGCTGAAATATCTAAAGATGAAGCTAAGCAAAATAAACTTATAGATAAGTCAACAAGTTTATTAAATGATTTAGATGTAAACAGTCCATTTGATAAACTTAAGTTTGATTCATTAACAGCAAGTATTAATGGAGCTAATATGAAACTTAAATCTATTGCTGATAAGAAAAAGAATGCAGCTTATTTACAAAATGCAATTAATGATACAGCAGAAGAAAATGGATTAGTAGCAGATGATTTAGCAAGAGGAAAAGTTAAATATGATAAAGAAGCTTTACAAGATTATGCTGAATATGGAAAAACAATTCCTAAAGCTAAAGATGGTGATAAAATTACATTTAAATCTGAAAAAGAAGCAAGAGAAAAAGGATTTAAAAAAGGTAAAGATGGTGTTTGGAGAAAAACAACTACTGTTTCAAAAGGAAACCAAAAAGAAACAAAAGTAGTTGAAGCTATGGTTGAAATACCTAAAGGACAAAGACAAGATCCTAAAACTGGATTTTGGGGTAAAGTTACACAAAAAGAATTTGAGGAGTTAAAGAAAAATAATCCTTGGTATAACTGGGTTGGTTTTGATCCTAAAAATGAACAACAGGTATTAAATTTTCAAGAAACATTTAATGAAAAAGCTAAAGAAGCTGGTTCTACAGCTCGTATAACTCCAGACAAACGTCTTGGGGAACAAACAGCTAGTGCAAAATTAGATTTAAATAAGAAATCAGAACCAGGAGAAAGTACTACACAAGTAGCAGAAGTTGATGAACCAGATAAAACATATAAAACTACTGATTACAAAAGAAGTAAGTTAATGGATATAGCTAACATGATTCTTCCTTTTATCAGACCTACAGATCAAGAACCTCTTGACCCTAGACAACTATCTGGAGAAATGTATGCTTTATCAACTAATAAAGTAGAACCTGTACAAGCACAAGGATTCCAACCTGACTTAGCTAGTCCTTATGATATTTCATATCAAGATCAAATGAATGAAATAACTGCACAAACAAGAGCAGCTCAAAGAATGGCACAAG